GTTCGCGCAAGAGCAGGTCGTCACCGTTGACTAGTAACGGGTGGCTCGAAAACATCTTTGAAACCTCGCCTCGTGTATGAGACTTAGTCTTATCCATGCCTAATGACTCAACAAGAGCCATGTCAACAAGGGTTTTATTGAAGATGCACAGCATAGGGAAACTCATAAGAGATCCCATCGGCTGTCCAGAGCTACTCCAGCAATCACCGAGGTCCGCTTTTTGAAGCACCCTCAGACACTTGATCTCGTCGTCCGACAGATCCTTTCCCTTCTCGATCAAGACGTCGATCATGCATTCCACGTAATCACTGTTAAGTGAATCCGTTGCTGCAGCGTAATCGAAAGAATGATACACGCCGCCCGTTAAGGCAGACACGCGTTCATCCGTCGGTGGACCGCACAATAACCATTTCCTTTGTCGAAGGGTCCGGTAAAGTGATCGGTGGAGAGGGTGAAGGACATTTTGATTGTAGGACGAAAACAACGTGACAACGCGAGGCTTACCGGAACTGAACACGAGTTCAGTGCGGCAGGCGTCCGAAAATTCTTCGTCATTCCAGTTTCCTGCGTCTCTTCGTGTGGCAGAGAGAGTGCCGTGCCCGTTGGGAACACGAACGCTTTGGAACTTATTCCAATTGCTATCGATGTTCATCCGGACAGCTTTCCTAAACCGCGCGAGATGTTCTATGTCAGTCGGTTTTTTCTGACATACCCTCTTTTTCCAGTCATCGACCTGACTTATAAACCTCCCCTCACACTGGGTGCAAGGCGTAGGTTCGAGCTTCTGAGATGTCTTTATAGATAAATCATCAGAGATCGAGACGTCGGATGCATAGGTAGCACGAAGGGAAGACCTAAGTGTACCGCATTCAATAACCTCCGGTAAGGGCTTGATGGCTTTCATGCCACGATCAAGACGAAGGAGCCGCTGGCATTTAACCGCTAGCGCATGCATCATCCGTCGGTTCGTACAAATAGAACCGAGTCCATCATCCATTTCGTCATTCCCACTGGCGTCCGACAGTGCCTCCTCTGAGCATAGAACATTGTAAGTGTTCACAGATGCTAGAGATGGTACGCACTGTTCGACGGGGTCGCAGTCGAGTACTCCGAAAGAGGAAAGATCAGTGAGCCCTAAAGCCGTCTTTTTTCGATGAGCGTAGTCAATTTGGCTCTCAAGCTTGAGGGCACCGTTGTCAACATCATCGATATTATAAACGCTGACTAACTTAGTCGGCTGCCAATCCTTTGCCAGTTTGTTTTTATTTTCGTTTCCGAGCGGTTGCAAACTATCCGCATCGTTTCGTCGACAGCGACGGCATACCCTCCCGGTAGCTACGAGTCCGAAGGACAAGTAGCAGCGTGGACATGCCTGGTCGATTCTCTCCGTGGGTTCAGCCCCACCGGAATCACTGAGCCATTCACCAGGCCGGGAGTTGCTCAACTCTCCCGTGGTCACGGCACCTCCGTGAAACCTTTCATATTCCCTCTTCCACGCAGGTTTGCGACGTACTCGAAGAGGCCGGGCGGAGACTATACCCGGCGAATTGACTCCTTGGCATACGCCAATTTTTTTTGTGTTATTTTGTTTTATTTTATTTTGTTTGTTGATTGTTTTCGTGCAATCGGACACGGCTACCG